GTTCCATAAGATGTCATTTCGGAGTTTGATTGATCAAGAAAATTTTGAAACGAAGGTATTAAAACATTTGCTCTTTCATTAATGGTTCCTGGTGTTCTTTTGACAGCAACATTTGATCTTGGTGTGCATGCTAGAGACACATTTACGTTATCTCCAGAAAACTCTACGATTTTACTTGTAGCTTTATTCAAGTCATAAGAAGATGGAAGTACAGAAACAACTAAATTGGGAGGAAAAACATTTGGGAGTAGAACGAATCTTAATTTAACACGATGAAATTGTGTCATATAAACGTCAAAGTCGTATTTCATAGTCGCATTCCAGAAATTGAACAAGCTTGATTGCCACAATTGATGAGTTTGTAGGATAGAATTGCGTTCTAAATTAATTCTTTGAAATTGTGCCAAATTTAAGGTCGCTTGATACAAAACATGATTCGTAGGCATAGAAGTTGATACATCGAAGCGATGAACGATAGCTGGTGTTTTCATTATCGTTTTAACAGCCATTTCATCAACAGTTGAACCAAAAGGTAAATCTGAAGTAGAAACACTCGCTTCGTTATGAACCGTGAATTGATGCGTTGCAATACAAGCTTCACTCAATAAATGAGAATCTGCGGGTTTAATTCGAATTGCTTTAATGGGTTTATCCGAAGGTGGTTTTGATAATCCTAACAATCCTGCGAGATCAGATGTTGCTGCAAGGAGAGGCGCAGCCATTGATGCAACGGCACCGATTTTCGGGATGCCTGATGCCAAACCTGCTACCTTACTTCCGGTTGACAAAATTGCGGAAATTGCGCCCTTTTTGTTTATAGCAGATGACTCTCGTAAACTTTGTGTGACAGGTAATTCTACATTTCTTAATTCGGTCAGTTTATTTTGCGTTTCTTGATATTGTTCTTTTGTAATTTTTCCGTTTTCATAGAAAAATCTAAGTTGGTCTAACATAGTATCAACTCTCTCATCAAGGGTTTGGAATACTGCGCCTGTAGTTGGATATTGCAAGTGAATCGTATCTTTCTTTGCAGAAATATATGCACGCACAGCAACATCATCGCCAGCAGATGGAGTAATTCTTGAGAAGAAAACTGTACCTGTTGAACCTACACCAGTTTGAAGATTTCGAGCCCAAAATGGGGAAATAAAAGGAACTTCCATATTGACAGTAACGGATTTTGTAAAAGATTGCTGAATATTGGGAACTTGTGTCAATTGTAACAGTGAAGCTGTTCGATTAGCTAACACAGAAGGTGTCAGATCAGGATAATAAGATAGAACGAATCCTCCTTGAACAGTTGGGACCGTAGAGAATTCTAATCTTATCATCAAAGTTGCGCGGAAAAAGGCAAAACCTGCCAGTTTACTTAAAACATTTGGTTGAGAGATGAAAATTTCCATAGGTTTCCATGTTCTTAAAATTTCGCCGTCAGAGCCTCCTGTAGGAACAAAGAAAGTTTCAAAACTATATTCACGACATAGAATGTCAATGATAGAATGATCCCTTCCTTCTTCCAAATTCGTTAGCATTGAACTAGGAGGTTCAGCTGGCATTGGAACGGACTCCATTACTGGAGCCTCTACGGTCTCAAAAGAAATGATTTGTTGTCCGGATAGAGTTTGCGCTTCTTCTTCATCATGGAATGGTATATCGCCGATTAATTCTGTAGTTGTTGCAGCAATTCTATTTAGCTCCCACCGGAGAGAATTAGTTCCGGTGATCAAAGCGGGGGGTATGACTTTAAGGAGGGCTGCTCCTTGGTGCGTCATGGGTAAATACCCACACCCCACCTCACTCTTAAGAGAGTTTAGTGGATGCCTTTTAATGAGAGACATTTCTCGGGTGTAATTTTTATAGAGATTTCTTACTCTAGAGTAGTTTAAAGTCGAACTCCACGACCGAAAGATCGTTACGTTAAATTTCGGTGTCATATACATCATTTTTCATTGGAATTTCATAAATATTGTCTTGCAAATGTTCATAAGAAAAATTACATTCAGGGTCTAAATTCAAATTGTGTAGTGCAGCCTGTTCTAAAATTTGTTTCTGGTACAATTGAAACGTTTCTTTCGTGTGCATACTTAATTCTCTCAGTGCTGTTCGTATATTTACACATAATTGAATGGATTTTTCCAAACTATACTCATCATCAACTTTGTCCCAATTTAATGGTTCTAAGACTGATGGTAATTCTAGTGGAGCCATCCAAACGCTCAAACGGTCATTGTATGTAAATCGTCGTTTAAGAATCGATATTTGATTCAATTTAACATACTTGACAGTTTTTACATTTTTATCATCAGATGTATATATATGTCCATACTGAGCCATCTTTGTTTGAATCATAGAAGGATCTAATAAAGCACGGATTTCTTTCGAGAAACTCAAAATGTTGTCGTCTCCAAACACAAATACTTTCATATGCTTTACGAGATCTCTTCGTATATCAAATGATTCACGAGTGTTCAAATCTGTAAGAATTTTATAAACCACAAAGAAAAGAAGAGCAGAATTGTATAAAGAATTTACTGGACCTGTGCCTGGATGTCCTGAAGGCATACCACGAGTGACATTGATAATAGTATTTCCAAATATTTGTCGAGAATTGGTAATTTCATTCCACATTGCTTCAGCTATCAAAGGATCTCTTTCTTCTGAAGGATATTTACTATATTCAGCTTCAATGAATTCAAAGATCGACCACAAAAGTGATTGATTCAATGTTCCATCAAAGTTCGTAAAGTCTCCTGCTAAGAAAGCTTCCTCTGAAGGATGAGCAATACTTGTCAATTTACTTACGAGATAACTCCATTCTTTAGATAGTGGATTTATTCCCATAAGCGAACAATTATCAATTCTAGTTTCAAACATATGCGAAAACATATCCAAATAGTACTGTCTAAACAAAAC